TCCCAGCCAGAGGTTTGCCGGGATTCAGGTCTTGCGCCTTCTTCATTTCCTCCTGGATGCGCTTTGAAAACTCCAGCATGTCCATGCCAGCTCTCTTTGCCAGAGCTTCATCCTGACCAAAGAACAGCTGCTTGAACCAACTCCCACGATCAACAAACTTCTGACCTTGCTTGTCCAGCTCTCCAGAGATTTGCCCAACTGTCTGGTCGAAGGTTCCTTTGATGTGCTTGAGAGCAAACTCATAGGCTGCTATGGGCCCTTGAGTGACCTCGATGAATTTCTGCTTCTGCTCGTCTATCTGCTCCTTGATATTGTTGCTGGTGATGCGAAATTCTGTGTTGGACTTCTGCCAATCCTCTGCCAGCTTCTCAGCTGCCTCGTGCCACTCAATGATCTTGCTTACGCCTTCTGCAAGCACCTGGATCATCAACAATGGGGCAAGGACGGAGAATGCTGCCTCCATCGCAGCGCCAAGTATCGGCATCTCAGCAATCCAAGCTCTAAGACCACGAGGAATGGTCACACCAGACAGCTCACCAATTGCTGCCATTGATTCACGCCGTTCTCGCATTCCAGATACTTCTCTGACGCCAGACTCTGTTGCTGCCTTTGTTGCCTCTGCTAGAGCAATTGCTGATGCTGCTGCACGTTGCTGAGCCAAAGCCAAGGCAGACATCGCGGTTGTGTTCTCCGTTCCAACCTTGTTAACCAAGGTCATGGCTTCAGAGACTGCCTTTTGTGCTGCTTGATTCTCTTGTGTTGCTCTGGCAACATTCAACCAGGCTTGAGATATTTTCTGCCCAGCTTCCTGGCCCTTCTTGCCAGAATTGTCCAACTCCGTTCCAACTCCCTTTGCACTTGCAGCAGCAGGGTCAAGTTTTGTCTTAGCTGATGCGGCAACCTGATCAAAAGCAAGATCAAGCTGCGTCGCATCCCCAAGGAAGGTCAAGACAGCATCTCCAGCATTAATTGCCACGTTTGATCACCTCTTCAACTTCGATGCCGCTAACAGCACCAGTGATGTCTTTGTGTGGTTTGTTCATGAATGCGAACAGTTCTGTTTCGTCATCCACAAATCGCACATTTCTTGGTACATCGCTCTGCGGGTTCAACCGGAGTGCATTCTTGAGCCTAGATTCAAACATCAATGCCAGCAGCTCCTCCGTCCACATGCGGTTGATATATTCTGGGGTGCGTCCCCATTCTCTGAGGGCAATCTCGTAAATCTCGCCTATGGTTGGGAGGTCGCTGATGCCCCCAGAACCTGCATCACCGCTTTCAGTTCTCCCTGAAAAGGGAATGCGACCTGCATGATGTTGCCAAACGCAATCGCAATCTGCTCTTCTGTTGCTTCGGACTCGACCTTGGACTTGTCGAGGTCTGCGGAGTAGGCAACCACCAGCTCCAGCAGTATGTCAGGGAATTGAAGAAGAGTGTATCCAAGTCCAGACATGAACGCAGCATCACTGCCAGTCTCTTGACGCAGGTTGGTTGTGACAGAGGTCATCTTGTCAATCAACATCTGCCGCCACTCACGAGCTTTGAGTATGCGCAGAGGTTTGAGTTTGTATTCCGTCTCTCCCAATTTGACGACAATGGGAGCTTGGGATAGAATCTGATCTTGCGTACGTTTTTCTGCCACAGTCCTTCTCCTTGGAGAAAATTCCAGGGGCTGCGATCTTGATCAGCCCCTGGCCCATCAGGGTCTAGGTCTAGCTATGCGGCGCCACCAGATCAACGATCTTGATCAGGCGTTTGCCTGCGGTCTTGGTCGAGTCGGCAAGAATGCCGAAGGACAGAGGCCACATGGTCTTGTCATTGCGCTTGAAGGTGGACTGGACGTTTGCTTCTGCCACAGCGCGATACGCGATGACGATGCGCTGTTTGCCGGCCTGGTTGAGACCTTCCAGTGCTACCATCACCTCATTGAGGACTCCAGAACCAAACTCCAGCACATCGAGCTGTGCGTGGGTTACGTCTGCCGCCGTCTGCGTCAGTATCGAGGCAGAGATGGCATTCTTGAGGTTCTTCATCGTGGCTTCTGCCAGGACGGTCGAGATGACGCACTTCTCAGAGTCAAGAATCTTCTTCACAGTGGCCATTTCTTCATCCACCATGATGTCCTTGATTCCAGGAGTGTATGCCAGCTGGACTCCCTGATCAGTGTATCCGACTTCCTGCCAGGCCACCGCAAACGTCACCGGATCAACGGTGCCATCCAGGGTGGGCAAAGCTGAGCCGCTCGGAGCCACCAGCAGTCTTGCGGGGCCAACAATGATATTGGATGCTGTGCCCTGCGGTAGGTTACTCATATTGCTTTCCTCCTCTTGTGGTTTGGTTAGCTACGAGCAAACAGCTCATAGAATGAAACAACAGTTGCCCAATCCGTTTCTGGATCAGTCAGGTCTTGGGGTGGCTGAACCTCATAACACGACATGATGGTGCCGACCCCATTGATGGCGATGTTTCCCTTCCCGTCAATTGCATCGTACAGTGCCGAATAAACTTGCCTTGCTCGTTGAGCTTGCCCAACATTGTCCCAAACAGTGATCTGCATTCTGGGTTGAATGATGCCGCTTATCTCAGTCTGGGACGTTCCTGTCCTCGCAACAACTAGGATGGTGGGCCCATCCGTTATGACAAAATCAGGAGGAAGATTCACAGCATAAATACTCCCTGTCCCTCCTCGCGCAGGGAGTATATTGGGCAACAGGTTCAAAGACCTGAGCCAGACAGCAACAAGAGCATTCGGGTCAACCATCATTCACCTTCTCTCGATGGGCCAATGAACATGGAAGGCTTAATAGCCTTGATCTTGCGTCCAATGATGCCTGCAATCTTGTCTTTGAAGCGATTGAAAGCAGGGAAGAGATACGGCTGAGCTTTCATCTTTACCGTTCCCAGCTCCAGGTATCCACCATAACCTGATTGAGAGAACAGCTGAGCTTGAACTCCAGATGCCGTCTCGACAACCTCCGTATCAATCGACCTCCGGTTGGTTCCGGTCAAGTACGGAGAGTCAGCAACAGCAGCAGGCTTTATGTCAAGCTCAAAGACTTCCTGTACAGCTTCAAGCATTGCCTGCCTAGCTTGGGCTTTGCCCTCCTCAGCATTGATGTTGATGCTCCACTTCGCATCGCCACTCATGGGTGAATCTTACCTCCATTGGCCAAGTATCCCAGCAACAGGCCTGCTGCTATCTTGAGCGCATCATACAGCAACTTGATCAAGGCATCACGCGGAGCAATCTGGTTTTTCCTTCCCTCCGTCTCAATGCGCTGAATTGCTTGCGCTTGAGTTTGGTAATTGGCGGCCAGACCTCTTACCTGCTCTTGTAACGCACCCATGTTCCTTGCATCCTCAAACTTGTTATTGAGGAGCATATCCATCTTTGTGTTCAAACCGGAGAACTCCCGGTTGAGGGAGTCGATTGTTGCATCCAGCTCAGGTCTGGTTACGAAGTCTGAAGTGGCAGACATGTCTGTTGCCCTCGCTCTGGTTGGTTGTATCATGGCTTTATACGCTCCAATCTCAACTCTATTGGTGCGCCAAGAATTACTGGCGATATGACTTCGATGATGTTGTAGGTGCCGTTGACATTGTTGGGGTCAGGATTGTTTACGATCTGAACCCACATTTGATTGGAGATTGGATTGTTTGGAATGGGCATCAAGTACATCAGATACTTAGAGAACCCACCCTGCTTTTGATTTTTCCACTCTGTGCCTCTCCTCGTATCAGGCAGGATACGGCAAGCTATTCCAGGGGCATAAGCATCAGATGCCGGCGCAGTCGAGTGGCCATAATTGTTCTTCTGCGCTGCATCTGTGACGATGTTGCATACATCGGTGAGTATCTCACTCAGGTCAATGTCTATTGAATCCATATCACAACTCCGTCCTCAGGATGAAGTTTCTGATGATTGTGAGTTCATTGAACCCGGACAGATTCTCCTCAATCACAGCAAAGGCAGGGGTGTTGTACTCCAGATTGCGAAAGCGGGTTGCTTGTTCTTGTAGTGCTTTGACCTTGCTGGTCTGATCAATCTTGAGTGGCCCAAGGACGATGTCGTTGAGCTTCTTTGCTGCGAGTGCAGCCATGGCATCAGATGCCAGAGCGCAGGTGAGATACAGACTTTGATCAGGGGCAATGTTATTGAACCCCTGAATTGTTGCATCATCAAAGATGGGTTTTGCCGGGTCTGTATCGCCAATGAGATAACGCACTTGACCAACTGTGGTTGTGATGTCTGCGGTGAACATAATGCTCTATCTCCTTTGCGATAAAGAAGAGGGGACAGTTGCCCATCCCCTCTTGAGGTTAAACAGAGCGCAGGACTATGCGCCAACGCTGACAATGGCCATGCGCGGGTCGATGACAGCTCCGCCCATGATGTGCCGGACGCGCCAGTCAATCGCATCAGACTCAAAATCGCCTTCCAGAGGATTCTGGGTGGCGCCGCCAAGCGTCAGCTTGTTCGGGTTCTTCATCACCAGCTCAGGCGTCTCGTGGCCACGGAGGAAGTTCAACTGCACCGCCGCACCATTGGCCAACTTCGCGATCAGGTACCAGGTGGTGTTCTTATTTGCCGAAGTGTCGAGAATCGGCAGATAAGCATTCACATGGCCTGTGATGCTGAAGTTGGGGATGACGTTCTTGTTGGGAGTGATGATGGCTTTCGCACCAGCCGTTCCGTCACCGCCAGCCGCAATGAGCAGCTGAGACTGGAGGACTTGATACATGGTGACCTCAAGAGCAGGAGGCACCACCATCTCAAATCCGTCAATCAGGATGGGTTCGCCGTCAGCATCCACAAACTCACGGAAAGCCTGCACCGCACGCGCCACCGAAGTGACGGAGAGTGCGCTGCCAGCGCCAGTGAACTTGTTGGTGACGTTCTTGGCATCCACCGGGTGAGCAATCGGAGCGCCAAACAGCAGGGTGTTGGGCCCGTTGCCATCAGCGTTGATCAGCAGAGCAGTCGCCTGACGATACTCAGTGCGCGAAGCGGCATTTGCCAGACGCTCAGCAATGTCGCTGAATGCACCCAGATCGTCATTGATCAGCACTTCCCAGCCCAGCCCAAACCTGCGGCCAAACTTGGTCAGCGTGATCTGGACAGCTCCAGACCCCAGCTTCGCATCCTGCTTGTACTCGTCACGAGACGGCACAGCAGCAAGCGCACCCTGGAGCCCAAAGACGCCAATCGGCTGTTGGGGACGGAAGTCCATCTGCGACCCAACCTTGATGTAGTTGCGCCAGTCAGGTTTGTAGATGGAGTATTTGGCCAGCAGTTGCCGGTCGAGGATGGTGCCGAACAGAATCGGAAACTCTGAAACGGTCGCTGCCTCTTCCAGCATTGCTTTGCGCATGGTGGTGCGGAATCCCCTCTCGTTGACGATCAACGAGATGAGTGCGGACAACTTCTCCTCAAACTTGGTAATGCCGTGGCTGCGCTGTGCGATACTCGGCACCAGCCGCTCCGTTTCCTGCATCACCTCAAGCAGATCATTTCCACGCATAAACTTCATTCTCCTTTGAAACAGATTTGAATGGGGTTGTTTGTTTTCAGCAGGAGCTAGATTGCTGAGCCCAGACTGACATCGACAGCGCCAGTGTTGCCCGCGCCCAGGGTGGTGACAGCAGTTCCAAAGAAGGTTCCGCTGGAGTCCTTGCTGACGACAGCCGCTGCGCTGATGAAGAGACGATCACCAACCGCAATTGCGCTGTTGACGGCGCCATTAGTCTTGGCAACCACGCCAGCCACTGTGTAAACTCCCTGAGTGTTGACCGGAACTGTGTCGGTGACGGCAGAGGCGGTGACCTCGGCAACTCCGACAATCGCAGACCCGCCAATTATGGCAAGGAGCAGGTTCAGGTCGAATGCGATGGAGGCAATCGCATTCTTGACAGCAACAAGGTCAGCCTGCGCATATGCCGCGCCAGCCGCAATGGCAGCAATGGCGTTGCTTACGACGCCACCGCTACCATCCACCAGGGCAGGAAGTCCAGCGCCATTGGCCTGACGAAAACCAATGACGGGATCACCAGCAGTGGGCTTGTTGTTTCCAGCAGGGCATGCCAACTGTGAACCAAGGAACGTCAGCACTTTGCCAGGTTGTTTGAAATTCTGACTCATAACTCATTTCTCCTAAATTTAGATTGGTTGATTGGCAGTTGTGGGTGTGCTGACTTGCTACCTGCGGCCAGCGGCTGCGATTGCGCTCTCTTCCTTGGACATGCCAGGCAGCTTTGCGAAGGACTCCTGGAGCTTGGTTTGGGTCGCAGCCAGGGCAGCATCGTCCGTGCCGCTGTGGGACTCGCCCATGTTGGTGACGCCAGTGCGGGTGCCGGCGGCAGGGTTCAGATCGGCAATGTATTTCTTTTCAGCAGTAATTGCCTCTGCCATTCCGGTGACCTCTGTGGCCTCTTTGAACTGTGCCTTCAATCGCGTCTGCGCGGCATCAGGCAGTTTGCTTTCCGTCAGGAGCTTCGCAAGCTCGGCAGCCGCAGCTACCTTCTTGGTTGCCTTCTCTGACTCTTGAACCTTCAGGTTTGCCGCAGTCAATGCATCCTGCGACTCCTTCAGTTCCTTCTCCAACTCTGCGACGGTCTTCATATTGCTATGCTCCTGTGTGATTTTGGATTCGATCAACTGCACGAGGTCTGGGCGTCTCTTGCTCAGCTCCGCAAGGTTCACCAAGTCCACGTCATTTCTGTCCTCGCTGCGATCTGCTTCAATCGTCTCTACCCTTCCACCTGCTCCGGGATACGTCACAAAGTCAACGCTCCGGGCAGCAAGGAAACTTTCGACAACGTTCGTTCTGACTCCGCCCACTTCATCCTCGTGAGCTTCGCCAATTGCCCTGATGCTGATTCCCATCTCGCCCAACAGCTTTGAATCTGCCAGGTTATCGAGTTTGGTCTTGAATGTCGGATCAATCACGACAGCCTCACCCATGATTGTGCCGTCTGATTCCACCCAGGTCTTGGTCAGGTTTGCAACCCATTGATTGACATCACCCTCTGGGCGCGCCTTCTCCTCGACCGTGGTCTGGTGATTGACAAACATCTTCGCACCCTCAAAGACCTTGTGACCCTTCTTGAGTGCGCTCTCCGTATAGAACCTGGACTTGCTGGTATTGAACCCAGGCTTAATGACGGTGATGGTGAGCTTGCCTGTACTCCGGTTATACGCTGACTCGCCCAACTGCATCCCTGTCGCAACCGGAACCCGCTCAGACTCCTTCACAGGAGCGTAGCAGACCTCGACCTTGACTGGCGTGCCCAATGAGACAGCGTCTTTGTTGATGGTGTACTTGATGCTGAATAGACGGCCATTCATGCTATAGATTGCGACGTTGGGATACAAGTCCACAATGTACGCGTAGTCATTCATGTCCGCATCGCCGTCCCCATCCAAGTCCATATCAGCACCCTTGCGAATCTGGGTGTTGAGTGCGGCATAGACTTGGTTGCTAATGGATGTGTAGCTGTCTCCACGGGACAGATTTGCTTCCTCCAGCAAAGTACCATCTGCGAGTTTGTAACGTGTTGCCATCAATCTCCTCCTGAATCTGGCGGTCTTGCACCCACAATAGCACAACGACAATTTGGGTGCGCTGGTGGAGCATCATCGTCGCTGCTGAAGCTATCATCAACTGGTATTGCGCCTTCCTCTGCATTGTCAGAGCAGATCGGACAAGGATCATCCACAGGCATCCATTTCTTGTACTTGATGCCGAGTGAATCCATCTTCTCCAAAGCAGCAGTGCTAAAGGCGTCATTCATCTCTGTCGTCGCAATGGTCTTTGCTCGACTAACACTCATGTCCTCAACTGTGCTGCGAATCAGACGGCCCAGACCATCAACCCCAAGCTGATCCTCAATCCCAGTCGCAATTGCTTCTTGAAGGAGGTCGAGCGTGGTTTTGTTCAGTCCTTTGATCAGCAACCCGGATGAGGTAGCCGCGTAATCAGCAGCACGCTCTCCTGATGGGCCCAGCTTGTCCATTGGGCTGCCGCTGATCTTGACCTTGGTCTTTGCTTCCTTCAACCCATCAACAGCATGGATGTGAAGATTGTTCCATCCTTCCTTATATGCCAACAGCAGGTTGGTTGAAAGAATCTCCAACAACAGGGGCTGAAGACTGCGCAAGGTTCGCCTGATCTTCATTTCCGCGGTGTGCAGAGCAACTGGCTGATGAGCCTGTGTAGCAAGGTTTGCCAGATCGTCAATTGGCAAGGAGGTAGCCAACAAACGGAAGTATGCAGCCAACTCTCTGGTGCAGACTCGCTCTCGCTTCATCCCCACAGCACCCATTAGGCCAGGTTTGTGGAGAGACTCGACCAGGCCTGTGATTGTTTCCAGGATCATGACAGCACCTCAGCGACTTTGTTCAGTGCAGCAGTCAGCTCTTCTGCCTCCTTTGCCTTGAGCTTTGTCATTGGTGCGCCGGCAGCAGCACCCTTTGCGATTGCATCGTTGGCTGCCTTCTCCTTGGCATCATTCTCAGCCTTCAGTTGCTTGCGCACGATACGGAGCTGCTTCAGAACGTCCTCCACATTGGGGACTTCCAAAGAGGTCAGCACCAACGTCAGCACTTCATCACTCTCCGCAATCTCTGGCCACAGGCCAGCAATCGAGGTCAGGGCTGATCCAAGAGCAGTCAGGTCAGAGTCAAGGATTGGCGGCAGCTCAATGGTGAGCTGGAGGTCTTCAAGAGCATCATCAATCCCATCATTGCTGTCCACATCCATGACGATGGTGAAGATGTCAATCCAGGCATCCTTCCAAAGCTCTTGATAGGAGTAGAACATCTTGAGCATAGGAAGCTCCATCGCTGTTGCTGTTGCGAGGTTCCCTGTGCTTGGGTCGCCAAAATAATGGAGCATGATGCCTGTACCAGAACAGATCATCAGCTTCAGTTGGTTGCCGTCCTTCTCAGAGTCCCCAGCACCAGTCATTCGCGGCGCAGCTTCCAAGTCCAATGCTTGGTTCTGAGCGAAGGTTCCACCCGGAGCTGGTTGTGGTTTCTTCTCAACAGTTGAGGCAGGCGTGCTGGCATAGGTGCTCTCGACCCTGGCCTTGATCGCATTCAGGGTTGCCTGTCCACCTTTGGCAGTGAGCTTGTAGGCGTACTTGCTCAAGGCCTGAGTGATGGCAACACGCGCTTCCATAAACCTGCGATGCTCCCTACTCCAGTCAACCACAGAGCTGAGCAGACCATTGCCGCGCTGATGGACGCAATCAAAGGGAAGATGGTAAACGACAACATCATCCTCAAAACTGATGTTCTCATTCATGAAGACCTTCTGCTGCTCGCCCAGCGCACGATCTTCATCATCAGCCGTCCAATCTGCATAATAGACAGCCTTGCCTTGGGTACCATTGATGCCAGGGATGGCCCTGCGATAACCAAGAATGTGCTCAGAGTCCTCCGGGTTGGTGATGATGTGTGTGATCTGGATTGGGTCGATGCAGCGGATGACCTTCTTACCATCAATCATGAACACAGCAAAGAATATCTCGCCATCAATCAGGAGCTTCTTGCTGAGCTTACGCTGACCTTCAGAGCTTGTCACCCTCCGGTTGCGCCTATCCTTCATAAAGGCAGTAATGGCCTTCTGCGTCGCATCATCCTCGCTGGCAAAGGTTATCCCAGTGCCCAAGGCATAATCCGTCCAAAGTCTGACAGCTTGCTTGGCGAGAGGATCACGCAACCAGTACAACCGGGACTTGCCGACCAATACTGTGCGGGTCTGCGAATCATTTTCTGGCGTGAAGTAGTTCTTGTTGTTCAGCCATCCGCGATCATCCAGTGCCAGCTCGATGTCAGCCCTGGTGTATGCCTCCCGGAGTTCAGGAGATACTTCCAACAAAGCTCCAGCAAGCTCTGACAGGGTCATCCCTTCTGCCTGCTGTTGCCTCTGCCGGCCAAACTCCATGCCAAAAATCTTCATATGCTCTCCTACCAGTTTGAGAACTGAGCTTCAGCCTCATCCAAGTCTTGACTGATTTGAACCTCTGCTGCCATGTCAACAACGCCCTGCTCCTCATGGATGCGGAGTATTGCGGGCTCGTGTCCATATCCTGTCGCATCCCAGCCATGGTTCCATTTGTCAACCACAATCGGGAGAATGTCGCCTGTGAGTCTATCAACCTTCCACTTCCACAGTCGAGCTTCATCAATCATGTGCTTCATCATTGGATGTTTGTCATCCTCAGGATGTATGATGATCTGCTCAAAGCTACGGAAGTACTGAATGCGATCTTCAACACAACCAGGCCACTTGGTGCAAGGAACAATGTTGAGGTCGAAGTCTTCAGCCAAGTGAGCTATGGTCTCAGGTCGAGCACAGTCAGCGCGAATGATATGGCTGCCTGCTCCTGGGATTGTGCGGATGAGATCATTCAGCTCTTTGTTCTTGAGGCCATGGCCAAATACCGCGTGTTCAATGTATAGCTTGTTGTCATTGATCCAGCTCTTGGTTGTTGCAGCTGGGTCTGTGCTGAATCCGAAGTCCTGACCAAAGTATGGCCCATCCCAATGCTTCTCATCAGGCTCAAATGCCTCGACCTTCCAACGACCCTTCAGAATCTGCGCATCAGAGCGAACATTGCACTTGCCGCCCCAAACGTGCTCAGCAGTATCAGGATCAATCTTGTAGGCGTAATCCTTCTCAATACGCAGTTCTTCAGGGAACCACTTGTTGTCCTGCCAATTGATCTCGACAACCTGCGTGCCTGGCGGCCAACTATCTGGTGGCCCACCAAACATAACGTGCGTTGGGTCTTTTTCATCATCAGGGTTATAGCTGACCCAAATCTCGCTCCCAGGTTTGCGGATGGTCGGGATGATGACTTTCCAAGATGCCTTGCTGATGTTCTCCGCTTCCTCAATCCAGAGGATGTCTGCGCCTTCCATCGACTTGATGGACTTGATGTTGGTGTGCAGACCCACAAAAATGAACTCTGTGCCATTCTTGCCGGTGATATGAGTGTCAGTGACGCGATAGAAGTGCGTCAGGTTCATCTTTATGATCTGCTGTTGGAGAAGGCGGTGCACGGACTCGGCAATGGACTTTTGATACTCTCTGGCGCAGACAATCAGCAACTTCCGCTTCTTGCCCTTCAAGAGCAGAGCACGAGCAATGCTCCAACTCTTTGCACTGCCTCGACCTCCCTTTGCCACTTTGTAGCGCGATGGACGCCACAGCATCTGGAGCTTTGGAGGAAACTCGTAGTACGCCATCGTCACTCCTTAGGCTTGGCGGGTTCTGTGGGTGGGTCTGAGAAGATGACAATGATCTCATCGTCAGCAGGTTCAATTGGGCTGCCATCCGGGTTGCAATGAGCAACATTGTCGGTGAACATCTTGTGATGACGACCAAGTAGCTCAAGTGCACCCTTCCTGTCGAGCTTGAATTTGACCTTCTTGACGTTGCGCTGCGTATCGTCTGATGCCTTGCCTTCCTGATACTCATCCACAGTCAGCTCGACAATCGCGTCAAGCTCATCGTCTGTGGCGGTCGAGAAGTCGAAGTACAGTTGACCATCATCAGTCTTGCGGGCAAACTTGCTCATGCCAGTGAAAGCCAGCTTCGCAAGCTCTCTGACGATGCGTTCTGTAGTAACATCGTACTTCTCGCAGAACCTCTCAATGTGTGGCTGAATTGCAGCCTGTACTTGCGGACGGCGCAGCAAACCGGAACCCATTGATGCTGCGGTTGCTTCAGTAGCACCCATCAGCAAAGCAGCTCTCTTGGCATTGCCCTTGCCTTGTGTCTCCATCAGAGTCTGAACATAGGCTGAGACAAAATGCCTCTCCCTCGCAGTCAGCCCATCTGAGCCAACACGCCGTCTGATATTCTTCCCAGCATTGCGCTGCTTCGCTTCCCGCTTCACTATTGGTGTTTTTGCCATGGTGCAAGTCCTCTCGATACTCCAGCATGATTGCTTGAACATTGCCGCAGTCTGGGCAACTCAGCGGTGCCCTCAGTGCTCTGATAAGGACACCGCAGGAAGGGCAATGAACCTCGAATGCCCGCACAGTTACCTCCGGCGGATGGCCCACTTGATGGCAGCAGGAATCTTGTCCAGTGCGTCAGTGAGGTGGTGGTACTCAGATGCGGAGAGTTTGATGATGACCTGCGTATCGTGGACAACGTAGCCACGGAAGGCACGATAGTGATCGCGCAGCCAGTCCCACAGGTTGTACTGCAATCTGTCTTCAAAGTAGGTCGTCAGACCTGCTCCAAGCAACAGGGTGCCGAGAGCCAACAGCAGCGCATGAGGGATGCTCATGTTTGTTTCCTCCTTATTGATTGTTTGGGAATGATGAGCGGAGAAGGGCAGCATCAGCCGTGGACTCCTCCGCTCTGGCCGGCAACGATTGGGCCTAGGGATGCTTGATGGCAGCAATGGTCACGGCGACAACGGAGCTGAACGTGAAGTTCATTTTGCCGTTGCCATCGTTGTACTCATTCTGCGGGAATGGGCCCAGGATGGTGGTCTTGTTCAGGTTGAGCACAATCGCCTGCGTACCAGTACGACCGTGCGAACAGGGTGCCTGTTGCAAGGTGATGGTGCTGGCGGTGGCGCCAACGGTGATGGCCAACAAGGTCTGCCCATCATTGGCAAACAAGCTGGGTGTGGTTGCGGCAACCTGGCCGCCAGTAAGGTCGAGTCCAGTGGCGCTGTTTTTGCCAGGGGCTGCGATTGGAATAATCTCTGCCATAATGCTATGCTCCTCTTCTTGATGCTGAAATTGTTCCTTTGCCTTGGCAACCAGGGCAAGTAATCGTCACCACAGCGAAGGTTCTGTCAACAACTTTGATCTGTCTCTGCCCAAGACACTCCGCGCATTCGACTCTGACATGCTTACAACCTCTCGACCCGACATTGGGTTTGCCAGGCCTTGCTCTGCTGGCCCTCATCCCCGCACCAACCTCACCATCTGGCGGACGTTGTACCCAGCACTCATCCTCGACTTCCAAACATAGCCATTAGACAAGTGCTCTACAACTGCGTTAACTCCGTCAGCTTCCAGAGCATAAGCTAGGTCGCTGACTACGAGGTTGATTGCCTTGGCGGTCGATATATGCTTGTGCTGCTTATGGTTGGGGATGATGCCGTGCAGGTGGAATGCTTTGACCTCTTCCTGACTCAGTACGCAGACACCGCGTGGTGAGCAAGCCATCTATTGAACCACCTTTGTGCAATGGTAATTGACAATGATGTGATCGCAGGTTGCCTGATCTGGCTGACCAGGGACTTTAGGGAGAGCTTCACAGTGGGTTGCTTTTGTGCCGGCAGCAACTCCATCCAAACAAGAGAGCGGAATGCTGTACTGTGCGACAGGGTGGGAGAGCTTTGGTTGGCGGACGGCGCAACCGGAACTAAACGCGCTGACGCAGATCAACAGCAATGTCGGCAGCACCAGGCTGAGGTTGCTTGCCCGGAGCGTGCGGTGTGGAAGTCCCAACCCATCATTGACAAGGTTGAGGATGGCTTGATCATTGGCAGCACTGCGGTGCGGGTTTGGTTTGCCGCGCATCGTGATTGTGATCTCATCCGCGCTGGCAGATACGTGTTGACGATTGATAACCACTTCCTTGAGCCACTCTTGAAGGTTGTTCATCTGACGCACCAATCCCTTCTTGAACACTTCGCTGAAGCTCTCAGTGCCTCAGAACTGCTCTTGGTTCAGAGCGTAACTGCCTTGGTGTGTTCAACCTCGACCGTTACGGGATTGCGTTGTTTTGCTTGGCCTGAGAAAAGAGTCTCTGGCCTAGGTGGTTGGAAAGTCAAGCAACTAACTCCGCAGTTGGGCAATTCATTAGCATTTCTGGGAGAAAATCCTTTGCACCGGGGGGTCATCGAGGATTCAACAAGTTACGTGAATCGAAGCTCGACCCGCTTATAAGAACCCAAAACACCCGATGACCCCTGCATCGGGATTCCCAGGGATTTCACCGCTTCGCCGCTTCGCATCAACCTAAGTTGTTGAACCGGAAGCTGTCTAACTGCGAAGCGCCAGCTCTGATAACTCCGCTTCTAACTCGCTTCCATCGCTTCGCTCAGCATCTATCTTGTTGATTCTTTGTCAACCTCTATTCCGGGTGCAACACAGAAGTCCCGTTGATATGGTCATGGGGTGTTTTGGGTTACCTCTAAGCGGGTCGAGCTTCGCTCCGGGAGAGCCGCAAACGGGAATCTCGCAGTTGACAAGTAAATCTCTTCCCTTTACGGTCGAGAAGAGAGACAATCCTTACTCGCTTCGCTTTGTGTGCGACAGAACACCTAGCTAATCTCAGTCCCTGCATTGCTGGCACATCGCCATAGTCCTTGTAGGTAAGAGAGATCAGTTACAGGAGGATTATCCTATGAACCGTTAGTAAAGGGTTTGCACAATTCGGCTGGACAACCTAGTAGGACAAGGGCTGGCGTTAACCTGACGCTGGCCCTGTTCCTTTTAGTAGAGAGCAATCGCAGGTCGTTGGTGCTGCCAGATTCTCTGCTTAAATACTAATGCCAATGTTAAATTTAGGACTCACCCTCCTTAGGCCTAGCCTCACTCCAATAAAGGAAACAAGCTCATGGCAACAAAGCGCAAACAATTCGATCAGCCGTTCAATTCCCGCATCCCTCCTCTGTTCTCTCCCGGAGGACTTCTGGACAAGACCCGCGAACTAGGCGCAAAGGTTCGCTTTATGGTAGAGATGCCAGAAGCTCACTTCAATCATCGTTATTGGCTCAATGTGTATAACTCAGCAAGTAGGGAGTTGGCACAGATATGCTTCTTGCAACAACGTTGCGCCAGTTATGCAGAGATGTCGCAATTAGATTGGTTGGCGGAGTCCGGCCACAGGCTTTGGTCTGCTGATGCGGAACCTCCGCGTTGCAATCTGAACGCCTATATTGCGGAGTTGGAGCGCAAAGTTCAGGACTCTCGACCTGCGATCTGGACGGAGAAGGAATCAACCAGCTGACAAGTAAATCTCTTCCCTTTATCACAGCAGTGGAAGAGAATCGTATCCAGCAACTCTCAATCAAGGTAAACAAGGAATCAAGAAGATGCGCAAAAACCTTTACGCACCACCGACTATCCCTGTGCTTTCAGAGTACCCGTATTTTGAGGCTATTGCTGTAGATGGTCAGGACTTCTCCTCTGGCCGTACTGCTGTCAAGAAGGGTCAATTGGTCATTCTGGAGTTTGGGCCTTCTCAGATTACCGTCCACGACCCCAAGATGCCGTCTAACAGCGAGAATGTCAAGCTTGGCTACATTCTCTACACTTATGGCTTCTATAAGGAGGAGCTGGAAGTGCAGATGGCAGATGCGCTGCGGACAGGCCATGTCGTTGCCGGCAAGAACAAGACCGTCAATCCAGACGTCAACTTCCTCATTCTCCGCATCGACCTCGACAAGAAGGCCAAGACCTCCGTTTGTTCTGCTTGTGGTAAGAAGTGGCTCACAGTTCTGAGCGATGCTGATCAGAAGTCCCATTTGCAATGGCATAAAGATCACCGTGGCTAGGCCCAGGGACAGGTTTGGCCGTTTTATTAAGCAACGCGGTTGGTATATCAATGAGAAGGGTTACCCGCGATACTCTGCTGGTAAGCAACGCGGTCGATATGTTCACCGCGTCAAGATGGAGCGGAAGCTAGGCAGAAAGCTAAGGAAGGATGAGGACGTTCATCACCGTAACAAGAACAAGCTCGACTTCCGATTGCGCAACCTAGAAGTGGTGGACAAAGATATGCACGGCTGGTACAGCAGTAAGCAGTATTGGTTTATGCGGCAGAAGGACAAGAAGGAGAAGGACAGATGGGACGGCTACTTCAAGGCGCAAGCCGCAAACGCGTAGATGGCGTAGGAACGACCCGGAGCTGATTGAGCCCTTTCCTTTCAAATGAGCCAACGTAACCTATCTCGATATGATGAGCAGCACCCAAAGAACAAGTCTAAATTTGTCTTGTTGGCTCAGTTAATTGATGAACACAAGCGCATGGTCGAGGAGCGAACCAGCATAGAGCAAAAGGAATCCGAGCTATCCAGAATTTGGAGAACGTCAAATCAATTTGGTGAGGAGTAGAAATGGAACCAATTTCCGCAGCAGGCATTGCAAAGACATCTCCCGGCGGAATGACCTTTGCTCAATTTCAACAAATGAACGACCTCCGATGCAGAGAGGCATTCAATCACCCTGAATGGACTATCTTTGATTGGGCATTGTGCATTGCTGGCGAAGCAGGAGAGCTGTGTGATGCACTCAAGAAGGTTCGCCGTGGCGATTATACTCTGGACAAAAAACGTGATGCAATCTTGAAAGAGATTGCTGATGTGATGATTTACTGTGACTTGGCATTCACCTGCCTGGAAGCATCCACAGATGTTGAGTTGATCAACAAGTTTGATGAAGTGTCTGGTCGGGTGGGCTGGCGCACTCCCAAGATTGGCCTTCACGGGATGCCGGAGTGCAAGATTTGTGGTGGCGGCATCGAAGGCAATCAATGTCTGAGTTGTGGAACAAACCGCTCTGAGGCCCAGCAGATTTGTCCTCTGCCTCCTGTTGCTATTAAAGAGGAGTCCACTGCTGTTCCTGCCAGCATCCTTGCCATCGCACCTGCGGACGGTCACCTGCCGATTGCTCCAACGATGGCTGATGCCTTTCGATTGGCCGGCACCGTTGCTGTGCTTACCGCAGTTTCTGAATTTACAGATGACCTTGCCAGTCGCATCACCAAAGCCCAGATTTCTGGCGATGCTGTTGATGTGCGCCAATATCTACGGTAGGACAAAGGGAGAAGGCAGCAATGAGTAAAAAACAGAGCTTCGTATACGTCACCCAACGACCCGTACCAAATGGGCGCGGGTGGTGCCCCAACTTGTCTCCAGCGGCAAAGTACGGCGCACTTCAGTACATCTTTGAGGCTGATGAGCGGCCATACACAGACCCCAATGAAGCTCTGCGCTGTGCGGAGGAGTCGCTGAGGGACTTCGACCCGGAGCTGGATTATGTTCTCTGGCCAAACACTGGTGACCCGATTGCTGCCTGGGCAGTGATCATTACGCTTGCCCGCAGAGGTTTCCTTCAGATCAAGACACTCTATTGGGAGCGCAAGCTGGAAGGAGGAGTGCGCAGCAGCAGCGAAGGGTTCTATAGTCCGATAGTGTTCCGGTTGGACAACTACCCGGATACAATCAATGTGTTAACCAATTTCAACAAATAAGGAGACAAGGTGGCAAAGAAGAAAACATCATCAGCCAAACCTCCCATAGATGTGGAGGCAGACGCTAAACCGGAAGCTCGACCCGCTGACTTGAAGGCCATTGTGGAGCTTGCACGCAAGATGTACAAGCTGGAGGTCGAGATGGCTGCCATTGAGAAGCAACTCAAGGATAAGTCAGAAGAGTTCAACAAGCTCCAGTTGGAGACTCTGCCAGAGCGGATGCGCGTTGCTGGTCTTCAAGAGTTTATGCTGGACAACGGGTACAAGGTCGAGGTCAAGGACTTTATTCGCGGCAGCATTCCAACAGAGTCAGCAATCGCAGAGGCAGACCCTGTTGAGCGAGTGGCATTGCAGAAGCGAAGGGATGAGGCAATCAAATGGCTGGTCAAGCATAATGCCGGCGCATTGATCAAGAACAAACTGACTGCGGAGTTTGGGAAGGGAGAGGACAAAGCAGCAAAGAAGTTTGAAGAGCAGATTGCCAAGAAGGGTTACCAGGTCAAACGGGAAGAGTCAGTCAACTTCCAGACCTTGAACAGCTTCTTGAGGGAAGCTCTTGAGAGCGGAGTCGAGGTGCCAGTTGAGCCCTTTGCTCTGTTCAATGGCAAGAAGGCAACACTGAAACAGATCGTCAAGAAGTAAGCAACACAAATTCAATTCAAAGGATAAAAGGTAAACATTATGGCAACCAAGAAGCAAGCAGCAACAAAGAAGGGCAACGAGAAGGGCGCAGGAGCGCAGGAACCTGAAGTCAAGACAAAAGTCACCGACAAACTCACCACCAAAAAGACCCTCACCAAGGAACAGGTTGAGGCATTGCTGGTGGCAGACGAAGGCGCAGGTTCAGAGAACATTGGGGCGAAGGACATGGCAATCCCTCGCATCAGCATTCTCCAGAAGGGCAGCCCACAGTGCGACAAGGCAGAAGGTGCCTACATCAAGGGCGCAGAGCCAGGCGACTTCTACGACAACGTAGCCAACAAGGTCTTTGCCAAAGGTGAAGAAGGATTCCTGTTGGTGCCTGTGTCGTATCGCAGGGCCAACCTGGAGTGGATCACTAAGAAGCAGGGTGGTGGGTTCGTCGCAGATCACGGGTCTGACGATACCATCCTGTCGAAGTGCACCAAGAATGCAGACAACCAGATGATCCTTCCCAATGGTCACGAGGTTGTCACTACTGCGGAGTACTTCTGCATCGTCCTCTTCCAGGATGCGACCATCCCTCCGGCGCAGGCAGTTATCAGCATGGCTAAGACTCAGCTGAAGAAGGCACGTAAGCTGAACACCATGATCCAGTCGCTGATGATCGACCGTCCCAACGGCCAGGGACGTTTCAACCCGGCAATGTTTTATTCGACCTTTGCCGTCACGACTGTCCCGGAGTCCAACGACAAGGGCAGCTGGATGGGATGGAATATCACCCGTCACGGTGACACCATGTTGCTGCACGATGGCCAGGAGATTTACTTGGCAGCGCGCCAGTTCCGTGAAGCAGTTAGTTCTGGTGATGTCAAGGTGGCCAATCCAACGGAGGATGCTCCTGGTGGCGATCAGGGCGCACCGGATGACGGCAAGACCCTCTAACCCAACTGCGACACCTGCACAGTGGTGTGACTGCCGGGAGAGTACGGCAGCAATTATCCTTGTTATAGATTGGGTGGAGAATGGAATCATTACAGAGATTCATGGAGCTGTTCCGTGGATACGAAAATGCCCACGGGCAGCATGAGTTGAATGGCCAACCGGATGAGACTGGTAAGGTCAAAGGTCGAGCTGCGACCAAAGGGTATGGAGCAACGGAGAAGGAATACATTGAGCACCTGGCCGGCAACGGAGTGAGTCTGGGATTGATACCTCTGTTGGCAGACAACACCTGCTGGTTTGGCGCCATCGATGTTGACATCAAGGGTGACCGTCCTCTCCGGGAGAAGATTGAAGAGCTGGAGAAGCGTATCCGCGATCTGGAGCTGCCGCTGGTTGTTTGCCGCAGCAAGAGCGGAGGAGTCCATCTGTACTTGTTTGGACAGGAACCTTTGAATGCCAAAGCTCTCCAGACCAAGCTCAAGGAGCTGGCAGCCGTTTTGGGATACGGAGGCACAGAGATTTTCCCCAAGCAAGTAACTCGCGTAAATGAGCAAGACAGGGGCAACTGGATCAACATAGCCTATTACGGAGTGAACAGCAAGTCAGGAACAGATCGTTACTGCATTCGCAACGGCAGAGCAATCAAGAAGTTGGATGACTTCCTGAAGTATGCGTACATGATGCGCGTAGACAACAAGTCACTACAAAAGGTGGATGTCAAGTTGTCAGACCTCTTCAGCGATGGCCCACCTTGCCTTCAACACATGATCACCTTTGGAGGTTTTGAGCAGGGAGGACGGAACAACGCATTGTACAATGTCGGAGTCTACTATAAGAAGTCTCGACCCGATAACTGGCATCAGGACGTTCAGGACTTCAATCAGCGGCATGTTAAACCTCCAATGGATCATCAGGAGGTCACCCAGATCATTCGCAATGTCGAGCGCAAGGACTACTTCTACACCTGCAATGTCCCTCCCATCTGCAACCATTGCGACAAGAAACTATGCGCAACACGCGCCTTCGGCATTGCCCAAGGTAAAGATGCTGGAGAGCTATTCCCAATTGACAACATCACCAAGTGCGTCAGCAAGGATTCTGTTCGCTGGTACGCAGAGCATAACGGCAAGCGGGTCGAGCTGACCTCTGAGCAGCTGTTGAGCCCAGTCCTTCTCCAGCGGGTATTCCTCGACCGTTTCAGCACAGTGATCTTGATCGGTAAGCAGAAGGACTGGATCATGCGCCTCAAGGAGCTGATGGAGACTTGTGACGAGGTAACAGACCCGGATGACGCCAGCCGTCAGGGTCAATTTGAGAACCTTGTGGACAACTTCTTCAACAGCAGCCGTCCTGCCCGTAACAAGGATGAGCTTATCAAGGGCAACAGTTATGTTGATAACGGCAAGATTCACTTCCGTTCTGAGGACTTAATGAACTACCTCAACATCAAGCGATTTCAGCACCAGGCGCACGAGGTCTGGATGTGGATAAAGCAGATGGGAGGTACAAACGGGCAAATCCGCATCAAGGATAAAATGCTCAGGGTTTGGATTCTCCCGGAGCCAACCCGCTTTGACAACAGCACAGGCATCGAGTTACCAAACAACATAGAGGAGGAGTTGTGAAGTTAATTTATAACAACAGAACTGATCACTACCAAAACAGGCAGCAAGACAGTTCGCAAAATCAAGATCACCCCTGAATGGTTTAAACTGACCATGATGTATCAAGGTCGAGTCAAATCATTCACTCTTCATCGTTCATGCTACAAGTTCAAGACTGATGATGCTGGCAATGTTTACCCATATCTTGAACTGGAGACAGCAGTCAAGAAGTCCCGTTACCTTATCCGTCAATGGAGGCATCGGAAACAGAAATGATAATAATGAAACCTGATGATCGCATTGTTGCGCTTTTATATCTGTTGATGAGAGATCACCTACCAACTGGAAATATCGTTGCCCTGGTGAATGAAATTGCAAATCACAAGAATAAAGAATTTCAATTTACCAGTGCAGCCTTGCAAATGTATGCGACAGAATTGACTCAGAGGCTGATGAAGTGAGCAGAGTTATGAAAATCTTTGGGCCGCCAGGCACAGGCAAGACCACTCGCCTTCTCAAGATTGTCGAGGAGGCAATGGCTGCCGGAGTGGCTCCAGAGAAGATTGCCTACATGGCCTTCACAAGGAAGGCAGCTGATGAGGCAGTCGAGCGAGCAATCAAGCAGTTTGGGTTCCCACAGGAGAGGTTCCCATGGTTCAGGACTCTCCACAGCATGGCATTCCGTCATCTTTTTGCTCGCAGGGATGATATGATGCAAGACGAACATTTCAAGGAGCTTGGGCGCATGTTGGGGTTCCAGTTCACATCTATTGATGATGAGTTTTCAATGATGCCAATTGGAACAGCCCTTGGGGACAAAGTAGCTCGTATCGAGTCCCTAGCTAGGGTCAGGAACGTCTCTCTGGAAGATCAGTGGTATGAGAGCAACTACAGGGACGTTCCGTGGCTGGCTGTTGGGCAGTGGGCAGAGGGATTGAAGAAGTACAAGGACAGTCGAGGGATGATGGATTATACAGACCTGCTGGAACAGTACGATGCAGCCTTGGATGTTGATCTGTTCATCATTGATGAGGCGCAAGACCTCTCGCCACTTCAATGGAAGGTCGTCAAGATCGCAGCCAGCGCAGCGAAGCAAGTTTACTTGGCAGGGGATGACGATCAATGCATCTATGGATGGGCTGGAGCTGATGTTGACCGTTTCCTCCGCATCAAAGCACCTATTGAGGTTCGTCCCGTGTCCTTCCGGTTGCCCCGTTCCATCTTCCATCTGGCCCAGGAGATCACATCAGGAATCCGGGTGCGCCAGCCAAAGGACTGGAGGCCAAAGGATGAAGAAGGTCAAGTCAACCGGAATATAAACGAACATACCATAGACTTTAGCAAGGGCAAGTGGATGCTGATTGCCCGCAACCACAGCTTCCTTGCTCGCTTTGAGGAAGTGCTTCAGAGCCAGGGTTACCCATATATCAAGGAAGGTCGTCATAGCACAAACAACTCTGTTACCAAAGCAATCATCAGTTGGGAGCGTTGGCGCAAAGGCAACCCGCTCAAGCCAGCAGATGTGAAGTCGATTGCGGTATTGTTGCCTGCTTTGGAGAACTGGAAGCCAGCAGAGGATGTCTATCTGGAAGATGCTCCGCTCCGTCCTGCTGTAAAGAAGTTGAACTGGATGGATGCTTTGGAAGTCAAACCAAAGCAGCGAGAATATCTGAGAGCTTGCTTGTCGAACAGGGAGAGCTTGACGGCTGACCCTCGCATAACAATCAGCACCATTCACCGCGTCAAAGGAGGAGAGGCAGAGCATGTGGTGCTGATACCAGACCTGTCTATGAATCCTTGGAATCAATTGCACACAGACGAGGAGCAGCGCGTGCTTTATGTTGCCGTAACCAGGGCCCAGCAGACCTTAACAATCTGCCGGCCAGAATCTAACAGGCATTACCAAATCTAGGAGAGGAGCGAGTATGAAGCAGCGTAAGCGATTTATGAATCATATCCAGCAATGCGCGGTCTGCTTTGATGCAACCAAAGCTGGGACTGGCAAGCTAGAAGATTACTGCCGGACAGGTCGCAGGATGTTCAACAACATTCCGTTGACAGAGAAGGCCAGAGCACTCAAGGCAAAAGAACAGAGCAATTGACTGATTGTTGACTTCCTTCTGGAGTCAGAATAAAGGATAATTGAGATGTCGGAATTTTATCAAACAACAAGGAGATACGCTAATGAGCACCAAGAAGAAAACTGCAAAGAAGTCTGTCAAGAAGTCCGCACCTGCTGGCCGCAAGAGTGCATTCTCAGGCAAGAAGATCAACAAAGTGGCCAAAGAGAATCCACGCCGCAAGGGCAGCATCGGATTCAAGAGCTTTGCTCTGATCAAGAACGGAATGACCTACGAGCAGTATCTGGAAGCTGGCGGACGGCGCCAAGACTTGGCTTTCGACCTGACTGCCGGCCACGTCAAGCTGAGCAAGTAAACTTCAATCCATTTGTCCTGCGCCCAGCGGGTGCTGACCTCGTTGTCAGTGCCCGCTCTTTTTATTTCTCAAGGAGCTGCTTATGAAAATCTATGGTGCTGGTCTGGCTGGCCTTCTCGCTGCGACGATGCTGCGCAGATATAGACCAGTGATTCATGAAGCCCAGCCGTCTCTCCCACATAACCATGAAGCATTGCTGAGGTTCCGCACTGATGACGTCAGCCGTGTTACTGGTATTCCGTTCCGCAAGGTGCGAGTTCTCAAAGGCATCTGTGATCAAGACGGAATTGTCCACACCACCCCAAACCTTCGCTTTAGCAATCAATACGCGCTCAAGGTCACAGGAGAGATCATCGACCGCAGCATTATGAACCTCGACCCTGCGGAGCGTTTCATCGCACCACCCAACCTCATCGCACAGCTCGCAGAAGGACTCCGCATCGAGTACAACTCTTCAATGAGCTGGCATTGGCAAGGCAATGAAACTGAACCAACCATCAGCACAATTCCTATGCCTGCTTTGATGAGCATGGCAGGATGGGATGCTCCAAAGTTCAACTTCCGCACCATCACCACTATAACTGCAGACATCATTTCTCCTCCAATCGAGGTCTATCAGACTCTTTACTATCCCGGAGAGGAAGCATGGTATCGTTGCAGCATCACAGGCAACCACCTGATCATTGAGATCATGGGTGCTCATGACAATGATGTCCATTACATCCAGAATGCTCTCCGTAACGTCACCAGTGACTTCGGAATGAGCCAATACAATGAGATTGAATTTGATAATGTTGATCTCAAAACGCAAAGTTATGGCAAGATTGCTCCCATAGACAATAACATCAGGCAGCAGTTCATCCTTGCCATGTCTGACAGATACGGCATCTACTCTGTTGGCCGTTATGCGACCTGGCGTAACATTCTGCTTGATGATGTGGTCAATGATGTCAGGCAGGTTGAGAAGTTCATCACCCAACGCAACAGCTATGTCAAGAAGTTAGCTCACAACAACTAAACAAGCATCAACAACCGGAGCCAGATGGAGGCCCATCATGAAAGTGACATTAGTCAATTTTACGCCGCACGCATTAGCCACCCTTGTCTTCACCAAGTCAACCCGCTTGCGCATGTCTGGTCGAGCGTTGGAAGAGATCATTGCCTGGCCCATTGAGAAACTGATGGAAGAATGGGTTTACATGCAGAACACCATCAAGTCCAGTTGGGAGTTTGTGGACTACATTTTCACAATTGAGGGAGTGACCCGCGCCTTCACTCATCAACTTGTCCGGCACCGGGTGGGAACGTCCTTTGCGCAGCAAGCTCAGAGGGTTGTCAACATGTCTGACTTTGAGTATGTTGCGACAGGAACAATCCGCGATGCTGACGCAACCTCGATGCTTCCAGGCATTTATGAACGAACCATGGAGCAGATCAATGATGGCTATCAGACTCTCATTGGCTGCGGCGCCAACCCGCAAGATGCACGCGGAGTCTTACCCACAAACGTCTGCACCAACATCTGCTTCAAGGCGAACCTCCGCACGCTGAATGGAATGTGCGGCGAACGTCTCTGTGTCAAGGCCCAAGGAGAATTTCAAGACGTCATGCGCGCAATCCGCGATGCTGTCATTGCTGTTCATCCTTGGGCTGAACCTGCACTCCGGGTAGCCTGCGCTCAACATGGCGTCTGCGCTTTCCCTTCCTATCAAGGATGCCCCATCAAGAGCGGAGTCTTCAACCCGGAGACAGGGCTGCGCTATGATGAGGCAACTGAACCATCAGAAGATAACAGGCATGATCTGGTGGACATTCGACCTCTCGCCAAGGATGAGATTCAAGCTCTCTGGCTGGTCAACAGGGCTGAGGCACAGCCGCTAGCTCCAGCAGAGGACAGGAAGTAACATGGCCCACTTTGTAGACTTCCCAGAGGATAGGTTGCCGTTGTTGGTCAGCGATCTGGATGGTACGCTGACCAACTTCCAGCACCGTCTTCACTTCCTCAAGGACGGCCCAAGTCCAGATTGGTTGGCCTTCAACTCTTCAGCATGCGCAGATACTCCGGTTGCTGCCTCAGTTAACATCCTGAAGCTGGCTTATCGCTGCCAATGGAAGATCGTCATTGTGACGGGACGGAGCGACAAATACATTCACGCGACAACTCGCTGGTTGCAACGATACGCTGTTCCTTATGACAGACTATTTATGAGGGCTGATGGGGACAACCGGAGTGATGTCGATGTGAAGCGCGACATTTACAATATTCACCTCAAGCATCGCAACATTCAGTTTGTTATGGAAGACAGGGACAAACTGGTGGAGATGTGGAGAGGTTTTGGCCTAACCTGCTTGCAGGTTCAGAAGGGAGCTTACTGATTATGTTTGTGACTTTAGATGTTATCAAAAATGCTATGGCGGTAGTATCAAATCAAACTGGAACAGACGGCGAAGGTAATTACCTAGCTTTGGCTGATGCCATCAATGATGAACTTGTTGCAAAAGGTTGGTTGTGCTGGTCTCACAAGAGCATTAATTGCGAAGAATGCGCAGAGAAATTGCCAAAACAACAAGAGCACAAACACACCTCAGAAGGATACGAGTCATGCGCAGAGTGCAAGGAGAAGGTGCGCGTTGCTCGCATCAAGAACAACCATCACGCCATAAGCAACATGGAGCGAGCACTCAGCACCTATCGAGATCGCAACAGGGTCTACGGGAACAACTATAAGCGATTTGGCATCATCATGCATTCGCTTTATCCCAAGGGTGTGGACTTCTCGACCCCAGAGCAGTGGAATCGCTTTGGCATCATTCTCCAGATGATCAGCAAACTCTCCCGGTACGTCACAGACCCTGCTGCCGGCCACATCGACTCTGTCCACGATATGGGTGTGTATGCATTCATGTTAGAGGAGTTGGATGCTGAGCAGGCAGGGTTAGACGTTCTGCCGCCAATCCCTTTGACGACCGTCCTCCGGGATGTTGGGCCAAAAGACGTTCTGCCAGGAGCTTGCGAGCATGTGTACAAGTATCCTTGCGACAAATATCCCAACAAGGCAGATCAATGCAATCCTGCTGGGATGCCAGGCGTTATTCACAAGTGCGGAGTCCTCAGCTGCACCAATTGTGGTGCCAACCCGGAGGCAAGATGATCGTATTGGATACAGAAGGAACTGATTTGATAAAGCCAGATGTCGCTCCGCTGGCAGATCAGCCGCATCTAGTCGAGTTTGCCGGCATCAAGCTCGACAACGCATCTCTCAAGGAGACAGGCAGGTTGCATTTCCTCTGCAATCCAGGCGTGCCTCTCCCGGAGTTGTTCACCAAGATAACAGGCATTACAGAAGCGATGGTTGCGGACAAAAAACCATTTGCTGCACACTATCATAGCCTTGCTCAATTCTTTTTGGGAGAGGATACGATGGTTGCGCATAACATGGGCTATGATGAAGGGATTTTGAAGTACACCATGCTGCGGCTTGGCAAGCTGCTATTTTTCCCGTGGCCAATCAAACACATTTGCACAGTCGAGGCATCCGCAGGAATCAAGAACCATCGTCTTGGAATGGCAGAGCTTCATCTCATGGCGGCTGGCAAGGAGAATACAGACCGCATCGCTTTTGCTGCTGGTCAGCTGGTCAAGCATAAATCTCTAGGAAAGTGCACCATCCAAGAGGTCAAAGGAGACAAACTTCTTGTTAAACCAGAGAAGGATGAAAGCAAAGGCCATAAGGGAGGTAAGCCACGGCTGCTAGATGCTTCCATGTTCAAGGGTGCTGCGTTTGAAGGAGCGCACGGAGCAATGAAGGACGTTGAGGAGCTGGTCACATGCGTTCGCTGGCTCAGGAAGGAAGGCCACCTGTGAAGGTGAACTTAACAACAGAGCAAGCAGCAGCCAAAGACAAGATCATGCGCTGGATTGTCGGAGGAGGTAAGTGGTTGTTCTACCTGGGAGGGTTCGCCGGCACAGGCAAGACAACACTAGTTCAGAACATCATCAATGACCTCGACAAAGCACCAATCTGTCTCGCTCCGACTGGCAAGGCAGCAAGCGTCTTACAAAAGAAGCTCACCACCGCGGTGGTGACAACCATTCACAGTGCACTCTATAAACCTGTGATGCCAGACCTCACAGAGCTGGAAGCATTGGAAGCAAAGCTCATGGCAAACCCAGGGGCCAAGGAGCTGCGCGAAGCAATCAAGGAGGTAAAACGCAAGCTAGCTGATAAGCCACTCCGGTTTCAGGACAATGAGGCCAAGGCTATCCAACCGGAACAGCTCGTGATTGTTGATGAGGCGTCAATGGTAACGGAGAAGATGGTTGAGGACTTGCGCAAGACCCGCGCCATTGTGTTGTTTGTGGGCGACCCTGGGCAGTTGCCTCCTGTTGGTGACAGAGGATACTTTGCTGATGCTGAACCTGATGCGATGCTGTCTCAGATTCAGCGGCAAGCTCTCGACAATCCCATAATTGCCCTTAGCATGGCTGTGCGGAGAGGAGATCACATACCTGCCAGCATCAGCAATCAGCACATTGTGCGCCGCGACAAATCTGGCTTCCCATTCACAGAGCTTGCGGAGGTCGATCAGGTCTTATGCGGCAAGAACCATATGCGCCGCAGGATCAATCGCGCCATCCGCAAGGTGAAGTATCCTGAAGCTCCTCCGATGTTCCCTTTGGAGGGTGAGAAGCTGATCTGCCTCAAAAACCAGTATCTGCGAGGAGGTTGGGTGGTGAATGGAATGCAATGTTTCGCAGCCAGCGCCGCAGACAACAATGCGCAGACTGGAGATGTGACGATGGATGTTCTCTACGAGGGGCAGTTGCTGCACAACCTCGACCTCTATACATATCCCTTTGAAGCGCACTACAAGATCAATGCGGAGGAAGATCCATGGGCTGCTAGGAGCAAACTGGCAGAGTTTGATTATGGTTATGCCATCACAGCGCACAAGTCGCAGGGTTCTGAATGGGGAAGGGTCGCATTGGTTGATGATGGACTGTTTGATAGTGACAGGACGTTTCGCAAACGGTGGCTCTACACCGCCATCACTCGTGCAAAGGATCACATCACATGGCTAACTTAGTTGTTCACAACAAACGCGCTAGATATGATGTTTATATTGGAAGGCCATCAAAGTGGGGCAATCCATTTTCTCATCAAAGTGGCACTCTTGCCAAATTCAAGGTTGCAAGCAGGGAGGAGGCAATAAGTAAGTACAGGGAATGGATAAAGACCCAACCAGGACTTATTGCAGCATTGCCAGAGCTTAGAGGTAAAGTATTGGGCTGCTGGTGTTCCCCTTTAGCTTGCCATGGTGATGTTCTTGCGGAGCTTGCAAATGGCTAATGTGAAGAGGTCATTTGGTGGCGCGCACAGTTGCAGCAAACCAATAACCCACAAACTCATAACCATTTGCCAGCTCATCCAGGAGTATCCTGCGATGATGATTGTGATAACAGATAACCCTCGCTTCCAAGCTGGCCGTTGGACAACAAAGGACATTGATGAGGCGTTGGTGAAGATCAAAAAATGGATGAAGGAGCATTGCTGTGCTAAACCTAAAAACAAGAAGTGAATTTACCTTCCGTCAAGTGTATGGGCCGCTTGACAAACTGCTGGCTGCTACCAAAGGGCCAATTGGACTTTGTGACCGTTCTGGCACTTGGGGACACGTTCAATTTGAGGCTGCTTGCAAGAAGGCTGGCAGGAAGTCCCTGCTTGGGGTCGAGCTGGCCGTTGTGCAGGATGCAAAGCTGAAGGAGAAGCAAGGCGTCAACTGGATGCCGCTGATTGCGATCAACAATGATGGACTGAGGGAGTTGTATGAGCTGGTGACCAACTCGACAGAGCCAGACAACTATTACTACTTCCCTCGCATCGACTATCGGATGCTTGACGAGGTCAGCAGCAACATTCTTATTCTCTCCGGGTCGCACCCTGACTGGAATATGCTGCCCAAGCACAACAAGAACCTCTTTGTGGAGCTGAGCCCAGCAAGCCACATTCGCAATTTGGAGATGGCAAGGCAACGCAAGCTTCCTGTTGTTGCGACCTCGGACAATTTCTATCCCACAGTTCAAGATCGGCAGGTTTACGAGGTTGTAGCAGGAAGAGAGCGACAGACCCGGACAACGCCAATGCACTTGTTGACGGAGGAGGAGTGGTATCTGTGCTGGCCAGATGCGCCGGCAGAAGCTCTCAGCAATCAGAAGGTGATTGCAGATATGTGCAATGTGAACCTTCCAAGGGCCACAATGGTTCACTTCCCTGATGCTATCCCGCTCCGCAAGATGTGCGAGCAACGGGCAAAGGCAAAGGGCATCAATCTCAAGAACAAGGAGTACGCAGACAGATTGAAGAGGGAGCTTGATCTGATTGCGGAGAAAAAATTTGAGGACTACTTCTATCTGGTGGCAGACATCATCGAGTTTGCAAAGCGCAACATGCTTGTGGGGCCAGCCAGAGGCAGTTCTTGCGGGTCGTTGGTCTGCTACTTGCTGGACATAACGACAATTGACCCGATTCCTTATGGCCTTCTGTTTGAGCGTTTCATTGACGTCAATCGGAAGGACTTGCCAGACATCGACATCGACTTTGCTGACAACAGAAGAGAGATGGTGTTTGACTACATTAAGGCCAAGTACGGATGGGAGTGCGTTGCGCGCCTTGGCACCGTCCTTCGCTACAAGGCCAAGAGCACTATTGAGCACACAGCCAAGGAACTGAAGATACCACTTTGGGAAGTCAAAGAGCTGAAGAATGCCATCATTGAGCGCAGCACTGGTGACTCTCGTGCAGCATTTTGCATCCTCGACACATTCCAAGAACTGGAGATTGGTCGCAAGACTCTGGAGAAGTATCCTCAGCTCAAGGTCGCAGCAGGCATCGAGAATCACGCCAGCTCCTCCGGGCAACATGCTGCTGGCATCGTTGTGTGCGCAGATTCCGTTTCCCGTTACTGCTCCATTGATATGAAGAGAGGAGCGGCACAGGTGGACAAAAAGGATGCGGAGATACTCAATCTGCTCAAGATTGATGCTCTTGGACTGCGCACATTGAGTGTGATTCAGGATTGCTTGGATCAAGTTGGCTGGTCGAGGGAGAAGCTGATCAACTATCCAACGGATGATGAAGAGGCATTTGCCATCCTCAACCAAGGAAAGTTCAGCGGCATCTTCCAATTTGAGGGTTATGCTCTCCAGTCGTTGTGCAAGCAACTCGTTGTGGACAACTTTGAGGATGTCGCATCACTGACAGCTCTCGCTCGACCTGGGCCGCTCAACAGTGGTGGGGCAACGGAGTTTCTGCGCAGGAGAGTTGGCGAAGCTGAGACCAAGCATCTTCACCCGCTCATTGCGCACACGACGCAAGTCACCTACGGAGTCGTCATTTATCAAGAGCAGGTGATGCAGATCGCAAGAGAGATGGGCCAACTGTCTTGGGAGGACGTTAGCAGCCTTCGCAAGGCAATGTCCAAGTCCCTGGGCAAGGAATTTTTCGATGGATTCTGGGAGAGGTTCCGGTTGGGCGCACTCAAGCAAGGCGTCAAGGAGGATGATGCGAGGTTGGTCTGGGATAACATCAATACGATGGGGTCTTGGTCGTTCAACCGGAGCCACGCCGTGGCTTATGGGATGGTGTCTTACTGGACGATGCTTCTCAAGGCGAAGTTTCCGTTGGAGTTTGCGACTGCCTGTTTGCGCAACGCCAGGGACAACGACCAATGCATCCAGCTCCTGCGTGAGCTCAGTCGAGAAGGCTACAAGTACATCGCATTCGACCCAGGCAAATCAGAGAAGAGTTGGACGGTGCAGGATGGAGTGCTGATTGGAGGTCTCACAAACGTCAAGGGCATTGGCGACAAGATCGCAGATGACATCATCTTCCGCCGGCAAAGAGGAGAGCCATTGACCCCTGGCCAGCGCAATAAGCTCGCAAACGGGACAACTCCATTCGACATGGTATTTGAATGCGAGGAGCGTTGGGGCCACATTCGCAAAGACCCGGAGCGATACAACATCAAGACTCCAATCGTTCAGATCAGCCAGATCACTATTGATGATGAGGGAGAATTTCTTGTCATTGGGCAAGTCAAGGAGAAGGACTTGCGAGACCACAATGAGCTGTCTGCGCTTCAGAAGAGAGGAGGACGGCGCATCAATGGGCAATGTATGTTCCTCAATTTGACGGTCGAGGATGACACCGGGTCAATCATCGTCTCCATCGACCGTCATATGTACAGCAGATGGGGACTCCCAATTGTCGAGTCCTCTAAGATTGGGGATTGGTTCCTGTTCAAAGGGAAGATGCGCAAGGGATTCCGAAGGCTGTATTTGACGCGCTGGAGGAAGTTGACAGGGTGCGCGGAATTTGAGGCGAATGCTAATTGATCAGGCAGCTTGATCTGCTCAGTAGAGAGGAGCGATAATTATGCAACCAAGGAATCGTGGGCCCTGACAAAAAAGGAAACAAGGAGAAGTCCGAATGACAGCAGCCCCTGCTTTCGATGTCCACAATTTTCGTTTTGAACAGTTCCTTCATCCAGAAGGACTCCACACCATCCAATTGATTGTCTGCCGCAATTGCGATTGGAGCTGCGCTGTGCTTGAAGGAGGAGATTACTCAGCCGTCCTCCTCAAGACCGTCCTCCTGGCACACAGCGAGAATTGCCCACCAAAAAGCTCTCCCGGTGGCAATGAATAAAGAGGATATAGCAGCCTCAAACTGACGGATCACCGTAACTGATTGATTTCAGACGGAATAAAACTGTTTGCGAAACTGGCAAAATCAGGGATAATCTTCTTGCCGTTGATCAATAAGTAAAGAGGTCAGACGGACAGCGACAGACCCGCTCCCAAGTACGACAGTCGAGAGACAGACGGAAACGGAAGGGAAAAACCTAAACGCGAAAGTCAGCTCCCACAGAAAGAGCAGGACGTGACCGCACCGTTCAAACTCCTCTCCTGCTGGTTGCCATCGAGCGTGAAACTGACGAGTATTTCGACAAGGTCGAAACAAGAGAGCCACCGGGATGCCGGATGCCAACTGCTCTTTTGTCTTGCGGTGATTGCCGCAACTGACGATGACCGCACCAAACTCAAACAAGGAGAAACAAAATGACAAAAAAAGAGCGCGAACAGGAAATTAGTTTTTTGAAAAATTGGACGATGAATGGTAAACACCTCATCACCAACGCAGGCGGCAACTTCTGGATGCGCGGTGGCAACCGGAAGAGATGTTCCATATTCACTCCAGAGCATCTTGCGTCCTTGGTCAAACACGGCATCTTAGAAAAGGTTGCTGGCGGGTACAAGTTTGTAGCTGAGAACAAATAAGGTCGAAACCTCCGCCACCCGGAGGTCTTGCGGTCAAGCCGCAACTGACGATGACCGCACCAAACTCAAACAAGGAGATTCAAAATGACTAAAATTGAACGTATCGTAAATGCGCTGATGATGCTTGACAATGACCTCCACCCTGCTCCCTGCTCGACTCTGAGGAGGAAGTGATGACAAAGATCATCTGTCAATGCGAACAGCTTGGATGTCCCCACCACTCTTATGAGAAGGCAGCATCCTGCGCTCGTAAGGCAACATCAACAGTTCAAACTCCGCACGGTCGTTATGAAATGTGCACCGCGTGCGCAACCAAGATGAGACGTTACCTCAGGGCCACAGAGATTGTTAACCACGCCATTGCGCATTGCCGCTTTGGATCAAATTCCGACAACACCATCAGAATCCCGGAGCCAGCAGACTCTGAAGCTGCTAACTTGATCTGGGCAGTTTGGAGGAAGTAATGATCAGACTCATCCTCAAAGTCACAGACGCAGACAAAGGGACTCCCGGAGAAGTCTGCGAAGTAATCCAACAGGCCATCGAAGCAGTAGAAGGAACTGCGGATGGTTTTCGCTTTCAGGTCGAGGAAGCAGAAGCAATGGAGGTTCTGAAATGAAGCAATCAGAGGTCTCAGTTGGGAAGGTTTACGCAGTCAAGGTCAGCAGCAAGCTCGCACCAGTGATGCTGACCTCCGTCTCTCACCAAGGAGGTTGGAACGCTCTCAACCTCAAGTCACAACGCGGCATTCGCATCCACACCGCAGCAAAGCTCCGTTATGAAGTCATCAAAGACCCCACAACGCAAATTTGGCGGAGGAAAATCTGAATGAGAAGCGAATTTGTCAAGTTTGTTCTCTCCGTTGGAAGGCAGCAGCTGGAGATGATCGCACTTCAACGATCTGCCAAACAACAGGCACCGCTTTGCGGGCCAGAAGAGGTCTTGGAAGAAATTTTGGAGGATGCCGGATTCACCTCAGCATCCGTTGACATCATCCCAGAGCACATTGCCAGTTCTGAGTTGATAATGACAATGCCAGCCCACACCTGCGTTGATCAGCCGTCCCTGAGCTGTCCCGCTTGCGTCTGTGCGGCTCTCCGTCCTCCTGAGAGGGCGCAGCAGTAATTACTCAGTCCGCAACTTTCCGGTTGACCTCGACAGTCCAACCGGAGGATAATCCTAACCAGCCCTACAGGGCCCAAAACAAACAAGGAGAATTACGATGAAAGCAACAACAACGAAGTCCACCAGCCGCAAGTCCACCAAAGCCACTTCAACCCGCAAGACTTCCAAGGCGCAGAAGGCAGCAGTTGCCCGTCACCGCATCGACCCGCAGCTGCACATCGTCAGCCAGGTCGAGGGAAATCCGCGTCGCAAGGGCAGCCACGGGTTCAAGTCCTTCCAGATCATCGCCTCAGCACGCAAGCCTGTTAAGGTCGAGACGTTTGTGGAGAAGGGTGGACGGCTGCGCGATCTGCACTGGGACATCAATGCTGGTAACGCCAAGCTGGTAAAGAAGGCTGGCTAAAATCTGCCCATGACTTCCCAAACCTGAGAAGAGGTCTGAGCTCATTCCCAAGCTCAGACCTTTCTTTATGACCCTCAATCTTCAGTTCATCCAATAAAGGAATCTGCCACTTTATGAAGAAGCACCAAGCAAAGAAGGTAACTTGCTTCCTCGACCTCCTCACAGAAGAGGAGGTTGTCAATCTGTACAAACACTTCACAGGGGTCACCCAGGTCAAGTTCAAAGACCGCCAATCAGCAGAGACTGCATTGCTCAATGCGAGCTTTGGCAGATCAACCGCCCAGATGGTAGAGGCATTCAAGGTCACACAGCTGGGTCAGGAGACAATTGATCAATACGGGACGATGCTGCGCGGCCCAATTGCCTTCCCAGAAGGAAGAATGACGCCCAAGCAGCTCAAGGAGCACGCCAAGGCTTTGGGCGAAGGCAAGAAGGCTGACAAGGCCAAACAACCCGCAGACCCCAAGCAGCCCAATGCCGCATCAGCCGCTGTCCTTCTCGCTCTCCGGGAGTTGATCCCAGCAGATGCGAAAGACGATGCCCTCAGCGTCAGCAGCGCAGATGTTGCCAAGAAGCTCGACACAAACATCAACGCTGTGTGCAAGGCATCAGACTCCCTCGCAAAGCAGAAGTTGGTCGAGGTCGAGGATGACAGCCACGAACAGGGCCATCAGTTCTACTGGCTCTCGCTCACACCAGAAGGAAGGGACATCAAGGTTGCAACTCCCTCCGTTCATCTGCCCCAGAGCAACCCTGGCCCACGCTCCGGGTTCAATGGTAAGTTCATCTTCAAAATCTCCAAGACCAATCCTAGACGCGAAGGCACACACGGCTGGAAGTCCTGGAACCTGCTACAGGACGGAATGTCATTTGAGGAGTACCGGAAGGCAGGAGGACGGAACAACGACCTCCAATGGGATTTGGACAAAGGGTTTGCCGAGATGCGCACCAGCAAGGACGATGCGCCGGCAAAGAAGGACTTGCCCGTAAAGGCAGCCAAGACTCCTCCCAAGGCCATATCTACCAACCATCCGTCTAATGCTCTTGGTCGTAAGTCGCCAGAGCAAGAGATGGAGGAGCTGCGAGAGAAATTACGGATAGCAGCTGCTGCCAAGAAGGAACCTGTCAAGGCTTCTCCGGCAAAGAAGGACAAAGGCCAGATTCTCAAACCATCATCCAAACAACAGGCAGCAAAATCTGCCAAAAAGAAGGGAAGGAAATAGCTTGACTCAACTTCAGAAGCATCTCAGAACCTTACTTGCCTGTGGCGAGGCAACTATTTGGGCTGGCAATCGCACAGCTCAACAAACGTGGGAAGAGTGCCACAGAGCAGATTGGCTCTTGTGGTGGGCAGCAAGAACCTCCGTCAACTCCAAACAAGACATTGTGCGAGTATCTTGCGCAGTTGCTCGCCTTGCCCTCAAGTTCATCCCGGAGGGAGAGCTGAGACCTCTCAAAGCGATTGAAGCTGCGGAGAATTGGGCCAATCATCCGACTGAGGACAACCGGAAACTAGTCTTGGAAGCCAGAAGAGCAGCCTGGGACTTCCGTGCTGCTGCTGGTGCTGCTGCTGCTGGTGCTGCTGCTGCTGCTGCTGCACATGCTGCTGATGCTGCTGGTGCTGGTGCTGCTGCTGCTGCACATGCTGCTGATGCTGCTGGTGCTGGTGCAGCTTATGCTGCTGCACATGCTGCTGATGCTGCTTATGCTGCTGCTGCTGGTGCTGCTGCTGCTGGTGCTGCTGCTGCTGCTGCTGCACATGCTGCTGATGCTGCTGCTGCTGCTGCTGCTGCACATGCTGCTGATGCTGCTGGTGCTGGTGCAGCTTATGCTGCTGCACATGCTGCTGATGCTGCTTATGCTGCTGCTGCTGGTGCTGCTGATGCTATGAAGGCAGAGATACTAACTCTCGTCCGTAAGACCCTCCGGGTGCCGTGGGTCGAGGAGGAAACTGCAAAATGAAGACACCCTGCTCCATCACCGTCAATGGCCAACCTCTGGAGGAGTTTCTGAAGGAAGAGGTAGGAATGGAAGCGACAGCCGTCCGCATTGACATTGTTTGCAAACTGGCCAAGGCTGTTGCTGTCGTCAATGCTCCAAAGACTTCTCGCAGAGGTATCGGCAGCGGTCGAGGAGCTGGCAACCCTGGAGTCCGTAAAGGAAGAGTGTTCACGCGGGAAGAGGTCGAGGCAGAGAATCGTCGCAGAGGGACTTTGCGCAGCTGGCCTGACACAACAGTTCGTTAAAAATCATTTTCAAATCACAACAAAGGATAAAAGGAGAGCAACAATGGACTTCAAAGCAGAGATCAAAGGCGGCAACCTCATCATCACCATCCCTGTGGCCAAGAAACCAGAGCCCAGCAAGAGCGGCAAGACCAAGATCGTAGCCTCAACCAATGGCAATGTCAAGACTGACATCAAGGTCGAGGGCTACCCGCTGACGATTGGCGTCAACGCCTACATCACCAATGCTGAGTACGTGCCGCCAGCAAAGTAAGTTTACCCACTTCGTAAATCCAAACACAAGGAGCACCAAACAGAATGAACCTTCGCACCCGGAACAGCTTCATTGCTTCCGCCATCATCGCAACCTTGCTTAGCATCGGCATTGGCTGCGGGCACGATCACAACAAACCTACCCCAGGGGCAACTCCAACGCCCACTCCGGTAGCAACACCCAGTCCAACTCCTCCGCCAGCTGCGCAGCACGCTGCGATCTCAACCTCCCTGGTGCCAGGGATGCACGTCCATGCCGCAATCACCAAGACAACAGTCAAGGTATCGTGGCCAAACTGGTTGTCTCTTCCAAAGGTCGAGGCAGCCACCAACGTTGTCGTCTCTCAGAACTGGGAAGGCATCTGTCAGTCGAGTCCTGCTACCACAGGACACGTTGCCAGCATCGTCCTCTTTGGAGTGGGCCAGACGGTCGATCAGACCTGCTCTCACTCTTGGTTCGACAACGACTCGGATGGCTCCATCGCCGCAGGGTTCAATGCCACAGGCAAGATCGTTTATGGTGACGGAACCTTGAGCAACTTGGTAGTCAGCGTGGAGCACGGTACGGTGATTGGCACTCCGGTCATCGTCACAGTTTGGGTCAAACGCTCCGGGACAGCACTCTCAACCGGAATCACCTGCGCGTTGGCAGTCGGCAATGACGAGCAGATATGCCAAAGCACCGCAACCTTCGCAGTCCAGAACCTCGACCGTGTTCTGGTAACAATCTCCAGGAATGATGGCGACTCCCTGGTCAACCTCAATGCAGCATTCACCAAGTCAATCCCGTAAACGGAGCTGATGTGAAAATTGTTCCAACTGTTCGCCATGACTGCCTCATCCAGGACTTTAGGGTGGGGCAGTTTTTCTCATTACTGAGCAAAATGCCTGGGCGCAAGAAGTGGGTAGAGCGAGAGCTTGCCTTTGAGCCCACTGGCGCCAACATTGCTTACCTTCTGGAGCATTGCCCTGATGCTGTTTGGGCGGATGGTGCTGAGAAGCTCCGGGACAATTATGTTGACCTCAAGATGCGGGAGCAGAACACCAGGGAGTTGAAGAAGGAGGAGCTTGTTGATGACTCAGGCTATGAGTTTCACATTCCTCCATTCAAGCATCAGCGTCACGCCTTCCTCTTGAGCAAAGACCTCGACAAGTTTGCCCTGTTCCACGAGCAAGGTACAGGCAAGACCAAAGTCATCATCGACACCGCAGCATACCTGTTTGAGAAGGGAGAGATTGACACCCTGATTGTCGTGGCCAATAACGGAGTCCACATCAACTGGGTCACTGACGAGATTCCCACCCACATGCCGTCCCGCATCTCTTATCACGCCACTTACTTCAGCATCAACTGGAGAGACGCGGAAGCAAAGGCAATGATGGCCGCAGCAACCGTCCCAACTCCAGGAATCCTCCGCATCATCACCTTCCATGTCGAGGGAATCAAGTATCAGAATGATGGTTCTCCGGGCAAGCTCCAGTCCCTGATTATGGAATGGCTGCTAAATAATCGGGTGATGCTGGTGATTGATGAGTCGAGCACCATCAAGAACCCAAGCGCAGACCGCACCAAATTCCTTATCAAGGCAGGGCAGCACGCCGTCAAGAAGCGCATCATGACAGGGACTCCGCTGACGTCTGGGATTGAGAACCTATTCAGCCAATTCAAATTCCTTGACCCAGGCATCCTTGGCCACAACAGCTTCACTTCCTTCCGTTCTGAATACTGCATCATGGGAGGTTTTGAGAACAGGGTCATCACAGGCTACAGGAACATTGAGAAGTTAATTGACATTATTGCCGGCCACTCGCATCGAGTCCTGGAGCGGGATTGCCTCGACCTCCCACCACGCCGCTACAAGCGCAGGCAGTTCCAATTGGCCCCAACGCAGCAGCGGCTGTACGATGCCTATCGCAAGGACTCGCTCAAGGAGGTTCAATCAATCCTGGGAGAGGCAGAAGGGCTCAAACGTGCGCAGGAGATTGCTCTAGTAAAGGCACTCCGGTTGCACCAGATCGTTTGCGGCTTGAGTCCCTCAGACAAACCGGAGAGGATGGATGGGCCAAATCCCAGAATGACAGCCACATTGGAGGAGGTCGAGGAGGGAGCAGCAGGAGGTCACAAGGTCATCATCTGGGCCAGATTCAAAGTAGACCTCCGGGAGATACACGCCAAGCTTGGCAAGCAGGCAGTTGGGTATTATGGAGGCATCAGCGAGGATGACTGCATTGCGGCCAGGATGAGGTTTCAAGATGATGACAAAGTAAGATACTTTGTGGCCAGCAGGAAGGGAGCAAGAGGCATCACGCTCACCGCAGCAGAGCGAACCGTTTACCATTCTCAGACAAGCAGTCTTGACGACCGTCTCCAATCTGAGAAGCGCAATCACCGCATTGGGACAACCGGAAGTGTCCTGTATACTGATCTGGAGGCAGCATGCGTCGCAAGTCCAGATCGCAAGATCATCAACGCACTTCGCAAACACAAAGAGCTTGCTGACCAGATCAATCAAGACCCAGCAAGCATCTTCATGGAGGAGGACTCAAATGAAGGAGAAATTGAGACAGGCATACCTTCTTGGATTCATGGCATCAGGAGAAGGTTGGAACGGAGAATACCCATTTGAAAGGGATTCAAAAGACCCCAATGACAATCCAGCAACCAACGCAAATCCCGGAGGCAAGGATTGGCGCAAGCAGAGGGACAAAGCCATAAAACCTCTGCTGCCAAAGAAGAGGATGAAACCATGAGCGAGTCCGCATTCAACAAGAAGTTCAGAGAGCAGATGGAGAAGAGGGAGATGAAAATCTACCGGGTTGAGACTCACTCTTCCTGCCCAGGAATGTCCGACAACCATTATGTCCTTGGGCCATTGGGACGCTCCGGGTGGATTGAGATGAAGGAAACAGCACCATCAGAGATTCCTCACAAGATCAAATTCCAACCTAAGCAGGTTCCTTGGCTGCTCGACTACACCAGCAGAGGAGGAGCGGCATTTGTCATTGTCCATGTGCCGCGATTGAAGACAGTCTTTGCTCTCCACGGAAGAGATGCGCAGAAGGCAGCAGAGGACTTCGACAGCTGCCCCGCTCAGGCCTTCTCTCTGGAGTCTGAGACGGTCTGGACGAACCTCTTCAACTGGATACGGATGAGGACTCCCTAAACCTCCCATCCCGGAAACCCCACAAAATCCTTTGTGGTATTTGTGGCGAGGTCGTGCGGAGCGCAACCCATCCGCTTTCACAGTAGGGTTGGTTGTCCCGGAGCAAGTAACAGCCCCTAAAGGCCTGTAAAGGCGTTGCAAACACAAAAAGCCCAGCCGTCAAGCTCTCCCGGAAGGGAAGGGCTGACGGCTGGGCTTTTCTCATTTCTGCTCAGTTTCCTCCGCTCCGGGAGGACTCGACCTGCCGGCCAGCCAGTCCTTCAACTGATTGGCGGTGTAGGCAACAGAGCCAGCAGCAATGACCTTGGCAAGGGCTGAGAGTTGATCAGCACTCGGAAGATCGTGTTTGAACCACACGACTGCCAGCAGCGCCACCATGCTGCTGATGACGATGATGAGCTTGGCAACTCGACTCGCTGATCCTGTTCCATCCGACTCTGAGGCAATCGACTTGACCCAGAGGACTGCGCGTTTGATGATGCTGATGATCTTCTTGAACATTTCACTTCCTCTCTGGCAGCTTCAATTCAACCTTCCTCCTGCCGCAGCTCCAAAGGAACAGGCAGCTGCCTGCCCGATACCTTGGCGGATGCTGCTCCCAGATTGTCTTGTAGTCGTGTTCCAAAAGTGCGATGTAGTTGTTGCTGGCGATAATGGCGGCATTTTTAGCCTCAATGACCTTGTTATCATCATTGACCTCTCGCTGCTTGGTTTGCACCTGACCAGTCAGTGCAGTCCTCTCGTCACGGCAAATGGGGTATTGCGTCACAGCCTCATCAATTGCCCGCTCCTCACTTGGCACATAACAAGCAGTCGCATCCCCAGGTTTGCGAAGTCCCAGCTTGCTGACGACATCGCCGTGCAACTCTGAGTCTGCTACTTTGCCCACTTGGTCGTGCCCAGCCTTCTCCTTGGTAGATAGACCTTGGAGCAGGGTTGCGAGAGTTGTGAACTGATTGCGTGCGTTCTGGGCGTCTGTCTCTGCTGCCGCAGCCTTGTCATTGGCTTGCTGGATGAGTTTGTTCTGCGCATCTTTGGCCTCTTTGCGTGAGTTCTCAATCTCCTGAGATTGGTGCTGGTCATCAGCATCCTTCTGAGCGGTTCGACCTCGATGCTCAGCCCACTTGTAAGCTCCAAAGATCAAGCCCAAGACCACAATCAGCTCCAGGGCATATTTGCCGTACTTACTTGTGACGAGAAAACTCAATACATTGATCACATCGCACCTTCCGGTTTAGGATTTGAACTCTTCTACCTCAGCCAAACGTCTGCGGAGAAGTCCTGCCACAACGTGCCCTCCTGCATGATCCCACTTCTGAAATTCTGCGATTGCTCCGTCAACATTCCCTTCATTGAGCAACCGGAGGAGGGTCGAGCCACCCAGCGCATTGCATCCCAGGTTGTACTCAAAGTCGCACAGAGCGTCAAACTCACCCTGGGTAATTGATACGTTGACGTGAGCATTGACGTGCTGCTCGCAAATGGAGTAGTCGTCAATCAGAGCTTGGTCGCATTGCTCCTGAGTCCAGTACATGCCAAGGTGGACTCCCAGCGTATGGCCCCAGCCGATGGTTGGCACATCACCCTTCATCGGGATGAAGGCTTGCTGCCTGCACTGTTCAAACCTCTTGGTCAAGTCCAGGCCTTGTTGTGAATGTTTCATTGGTGGATTGAGCGGCATTGGAACGTCCTCCTGTTAAGGCATATTGGGGCTGCGCTCCATCAGAAACCTGGGCTCTGTCTCTCCCAACTTGCTCAAGACCTGATGAAGGAATTGATAATCAAAACTGCCCAGCTCATCCGCATAAGTGCTAAGCAGCAGGTCTGTTGGGGCATCCCACTCCTTGCCAACGACCTCGACCCTAGGGTCAGTTCCAGATCGTAGAAACTCTAACTGGTGAGCGTCAAGCGACAACCAGACCAGGCCCCAGCCGTTTTGTTTATAGCCCATTGCGGAATGATTCCTGCCATAACTGTACACAACAGGCAGCTCCTCTCCGCTCTGGGCTATATAAGACTTTGACATTGCCCAAATGTACATCAGCAACTCCCTTCAGCAAGGCAGGATGAATGTGTTGTGGATAATCATGTCGTGATTCTCACCAAGACAGTAATTGTGCTCATCATCCCAGTCTGCCTCGACTTCAATATCCATCTTAATGCTTATGAGGTCATCATGAACAGCACCAGGAGTTTTCCAAGCAGGGAACCATCCATCCTCCCACCA